TGACAATATTTTTTTAATGAAAAAGGGACAAACAAATCAGAAAATAGTCTTCTTACACATTTGGTGTCAGCTTGATAGCATTATTTGTGATAAATCTGGAAATCTGCGTTCTACTCATTATCTAGGATTCGAAGATCAAAAAGAATTAACGTATTTCATGCTTGCATGTAACCATTTAAGGAGAACCTAATGTCAGAAGAAATCAAAGACCAAGCACCCGAGGTCGAAGTTACGGCTCAGGCACCGGCCGCAGAACCAACACAGGGACCAGATCTCAATGTCAGTGATCTTGCTGCATTGAGAAGCATCATCGAAGTAGCTACACAACGAGGAGCGTTCAAAGCAGCAGAACTAGAAGCCGTGGGAAAAACTTTCAATAAGTTAAACACCTTCTTAGAAGCTGTGGCTAAAAAGGAGGCTTAAAAATGGCACGACCACTAAAACACATCGGTAGGATCAACAACACAGGGGTTAAGGTTCTTGTGGTGTTTAGAACTCTGCCCGGCGAATCAAATATGGCGTTGGTATTACCAGTTACACAACTAAGTGATTCGTATCACGATTCCATCATGACCATGGTAGAAACAGATCAATGTCAGGAAGCCTACGAACTAGGCGAAATGATGTTCATCCGTACATTCCCGGATGGTAGACCTATGTTACAGGCCATGCAGGCAGATGGCAGGTTGCAGAAAGTAGCTACAGATTCTGTGACTATGACTCCTACCACCAACGACACTGTGTTGTTAAGCAACTTGAACGCACTGATCGCAGAACAGAAAAACTGTGCCGTAGACGATCTGTATACGTTTGTAAAAGGTGCTCCTAAGGGTAAGGCTGAAGTAACACAGATCGAAGTAAAAGATCTAGCACCTGCTGTAGATACCGATGTTCCTGCACCAATTAGGGCACAAGCTGCCACAAACGCTGTGCTCACAGACAAGGATATTGCAAAAAGTTACCGAAGTCAAGCCGATGCAATGTACAAAGAAGCAGCAAGATTACGTAAAGAAGCAGAGGCACTGGATCCGGTCGTTAAGAAAACTACAAAGGTAAAAGATACTGTAGATGCCTAATCCTTTGTTTAGGCCACCTAGAGATCTTGTCAAAGAGTGGCCAGAAGTTTTCGAAGATCTTTATATGAATACCATGCCTGTGGCATACCTAGACCTAGTGCATCTAGAATTCAAAGATGGCAGAATATGGGAAATAGATATAAGGACAGAGCTGGAAAAAACCAACCCAGAATCTATAGCCGATGTTCTTCTTCACACGCTTAAAGAATACAAAGAAGAAATCACCAAGATAGATTTTAAGGTGAATGTTGAAAGACTAAAACACGACATTCAAGATTCAACTAAAAATATTTTCTAGTATTTCCGTAGTGTATGACTTTGTGATAATCTGATTGAAATGTTCTCCAAGGGTCAATGATAATTGACCCTTTTTCTATTTTGCAATAAAAATGTTGTTGTTCATCAAATCCTCTATATTCATAGGTCACTTTTCTATTGTGTGCTAATAAGATCACACCATAACATTCTTGTATGTCGTCACCAGTCAGAGGATCAATGTACTTAGGTGTATATCCTAATTTTTCACAATAATACCCGACTAGCAAACTATAACTTCCATCGCAATACTCTACGCCCGGTTTATAAGCCTTACCGTGAATAAAAATGGTCATTGAATTTTCTTTAGCATGTTTAACCAGTTCTTTAGCAAGATTTTCTGCCTGTATTTCTCTGGCATTCATTATTGCATCGAACATATCATATCCAAGATTCAATTCTTTGGCTAGATATCTGAGAGCTATGTTATCTCTCGGATGGCAAGCGCCGCCATCTCCCATGCCAGCAGTCATATACTGTGGTCCCATAATACGCATATCGGATCTAGCTAATGCAGAAGTTACTACATCAACATTGATATTGCCTTGACGCACGGCCACATCCTGTATCATGTTTACAAGACCAATTTTTGCCGAGATGAATGTATTATAAAACACCTTGATACATTCACATTCATCCCAGGTACCAATTTCGTACCTAGGATTGTTTTCCATTACGGTTTTATAAAATTCTACCAATTGTTTGGCATCACCAGTAGTACTTCCGTCTTCTGTACCAATCATTACCATTTCAGGATTAACCATATCCCATGCTACTGATCCCATAGCTATTAGATATGGATTATAGACAAACCGCGTGTTATCGATCAACGGAACGAATTCTCTGCGTGTGGTTCCAGGTAGCACCGTGGAAATCAATACCAGTAATTGATTCTTGTTCATATGCTTGTTGGCTTCTATAAGACAGTGTTTTACAATGTCATATGAAAAATCTTTAGGCTCTAAATGTGCAGTAGGTGCTCTTCCATCATAGTTAGAATCATGTGGAGTAGGCACCGCCACAAACACAATGTCTCTATCTTTAACTGTTTGTTGTATCGAAGAACAAATTGTTATGTGGATAGTAGGTTCGACCAATGATATATCGAATCCGCTTACACTGTGCCCTTTTTTAGCAATGACTTCTGCACAAGGAAATCCTAACTTTCCTAAACCAATAAATCCAATTTTCATTTACTACTCCCAATAAATACGTAGATTATTTATTGGTTCAAAATTAATGTCAAAAATTCCTAATTCGCTCAACGACAGTCCCCATCTTAGAAACACTCAGCATACTTGTTTCACTTTGTTGATAGACGAGACCTTAAAAAAATTATCTATTAGTGATTTTGATTATATCCATGGCCTCATAACCTATTCTGGATATACCAAGAACACTGATATTTTTTGTTTTATCGAGGACCGTTGTCTTGAAGATCTCAAACAAGGAAAGATATTTTTTATATTTGATGCAAGCACCGAGGGTTACAGTGCCATAGCACAAATACCGTTATTCGAAATGCTGTATTGGAACTGCGCAAAGTACAACATAAATCCAAAACAGATTATCTATGTGTCTGCAAATTTAAAGGATGAACAGGCTATTCAAACTTATTGCGAACAGAATAATTGTTCACCTATAAACGTATTTTCATTTCCATCTTTTGAAATGACTATTCCTTATATAGACAGATCTGTAGAAGATAAGATCAACCAAACCATTAATGAGGTCAGGAAGAATTACAAAGGAAAATATTTTTCAAGTCTTAGTAGAAGAAATAGACAGTTCAGAACCACGGCTACCTTTTTGTTGTGCCACGATGCTGTAAGTGAGAATGCACTAATTAGTCATGACAAAATACAGATACCAAAAGATATGGTGGCTTGGAAACAACATTATGGTCTTGACGATTTTTCAGACGCACAAGTAATCGAGTGGATCGATACGTTGCCTCGTGTAGTCGACCGAGATGATTTTGAAATAAATTGGGCATTGGATCTAACTTTTCAAAAAATACATAACAAAACCATATTCCAGATAGCCAACGAAACAGAAATGAATGATTACAGTAACACTGCATTATTTCTCAGTGAAAAAACATTTCGACCTATTTCTCAATTCCAACCGTTTGTTATATACGGACAACCCGGATCTAATTATATTTTGAAAGATTTAGGATATCGATTATATGATGAGTGGTTTGATCTTAGTTTTGATTCCGAACCAGATCATGTATTAAGATACAAAAAGCTCTTGGCCTCTGTAAAAGATGCATGCTTGCAATTAAATGGTATGCATAAAAAACAACAGATAGCATGGCGATTTAAAAATCAGGAATTACTGATGCATAATTATTCCACTATGTGCAAACAACAATACAGCCGAGATAAACTCATGCTGTTTATAAGGAAAATAATAAATGATCGATCGTCCTGTTAGAAGACTATTTGCATTTGGTTGTAGTTTTACCAAATATCATTGGGCATGCTGGCCAGAAATAGTTGCGGAAGACTTAGAAATTCCTTTTTATAATTATGGAAAATCGGGCGCAGGAAATCAGTTTATCGCTAACATGATAGCACAGGCTGATGCACAACATAAATTTACCGTAGACGATTTGATAATGGTGTGTTGGACAAATGTGTGTAGAGAGGATAAATGGCATAACGGTCAGTGGTCAACTCCAGGAAACATCTATACGCAAAATATATACAGTGATGACTATGTGAAAAAATGGGCTGATCCTCTCGGATATCTGGTTAGAGACTGTGCCACTATCGCATTGACTAAAGGATATCTGCAGAATATCAATTGCCAATATCATTTTTTCTCAATGTGCGAACTGCAAGATCATTTTGATCTCAATGAGAAACATGGTGTTCCGGAAAATGTTAGAGATCATTATCTGCAGATATGCAACATGTACAAAGATATTTTACACATGCCGAGCTTTTTCAAAGTTCTCTGGAACAATGATGTTCATGCGTATAAATTTAAACCTCAAAAATTATTGTACGACTCGTATTTCGACGACGGGCATGCCACACCGTTAGACCATTTAGATTTTTTAAAATTAATATTCCCCGAATATCAGTTTAAAAACACCACAATACAAAAAGTTCAAATTTCAAATACTAACCTTTGTAATTTTATTCACGACCAAATTAAAAAATTTAAAAGAAGATTTGCCATATACGAGTTGCCGGACAATGAATTAAAATTGTTATTGAGAGAATGTTTAATCAAAAATGCCGAACAACATATAATTATATGAAAATTTATAGACGTCCTATTATTGATGAATTAATGGCTAGCTATCAGGCACATTTCCTTCCTTTTGATTTAGAAAAAAATTTATGGTCTTTCACAAATAGAATGCAAGATGCCGACGTCATAGCAGTATTAATCAAATACGGTATGGCAGAAATACAAAAACAAATAGACTGTATACGTCCATATTACACCAACCAAACTATAGCAATTATAAGTTTATTTCACATCGATGAGGCAACTGATATAAAACAGTCTCATGACTATCACATAGATTTATGGAAACAGTTGACTGATAATGTTGTGATTGTTCACTCTAATCGAGAAAATAAAAATCAAATTTTTTATGACATTTTATGGAATCGTAGTAAGTGTTATTTCACTGACTACACCAATTATGATCTCAATGAAAGAACCTGGACCTGGGGTACTACATCTAATATGTATACTCTCACAGCTATTGAGAAAAAAGGAGAACTTAAACAGTTTTTATCCCCGAACAGGATATACTACGACGATGAACACACTATCAATCATCCACGAATACGTGCAAGGCTCCGACTTAAAAAATTATTAGAATTTCGAGACGGATTTATCAGTGACCCGCAAAAAGGGGTGGCATTAGAGCCTGAAGAATCAGAACTAGTCAATCATATTTTAGGTGGGCAGGGCGGTACATGGTTTCCGGTAGCTAACCGCTTTTATAATGCCAGTTTTGTTAGTATCTACACAGAAACCATAACCACAGGCATCTCTACAAAAACAATTACAGAAAAAACTTGGGATCCATTAATTAAAGGACATTTTATATTACCGTATGGGTATTCCGGATTAATCTCGGATATCCGAGAGTATGGATTCATTCTACCAGATTGGATAGATTATGAGTACGACCAAATTTTCGATGATACCGCAAGATGGCAAATGTTCGCTCAGAGTGTAGATAAATTGTTATCCAAATCTATCACAGAACTTCAATGGCTGTTTGATAAGCATAAATCAATTCTGGAACATAATAGGGATTTATTCTTTATGAGGCCTTACGACACACTGCACGATAAGATCAAGAGATTTAGGTCAGCGCACATTGCTGGTAAAAATCTGCCATAGCTGGAAACGTTTCCAGAAAATTTGTTCCTCTCCTACGGTCATATTCAGTAAACCAATTAAAGAAGTCTCTACGCCCCTCTTTTAGTCGTTCTGGGGTATAGATAGCTGATTCCATGTATTTTACAACTCTTAGAAATTTTTCATACTCTAAGTCGTTGAATTTGCTACGATTTTTATCGTCTAAATTGGCTAGAATGAAGTCTAGATGCTTTTGCATGTAGGGCATAAATTCTGCCTTAGGTAGAATATTCATATCATACTGCAGAGGCTCTTTCAAATAGGGGGTATCAAATCGTATACGCTGCCATTTGTTCTGATCAAAGCCATTATACTTCTCACGCCATTCTAGAATTTTTTCTAACAGACTTTGAAAATTTGTTACCGTTAAAACATTAAAGGTACACATAAACGTGATAGGTAAATGAGTCTTAGTTAGATAAGTGTCTAAATTTTGTTCCCATACAGCTATATCCAATCCAGTACGAATGTATTCTGCAGGGGCACCCCAAGTATCCATGCTGGTAAAAATTTTAAAATCTTTGATACATCCGTTGACAATTAAATTATTAACTTTTTCCACTAGTCTATCAATTAGTATTGGCTTAACTCCAAAATTTGTGTTGATGTTTAATTCAAGATCGGGCAGCGGATTAATTAACAGGTCATCTAATAACTTCCATGTGCTGGATTGCAGTAATGGCTCTCCACCGGTGATTCTTAGGATAGTCAGTGTCTTTGAAACTTCTGGCCACCACTTCCACCAAGCGATCACATAGGGATTAGTTTCTTCTTCGTATATTTTAAACCAGTCAATGTCATTGCGATGATTTTTGACCATGGTATACGGACCATGATCTTTGATTTCTTTATAATATGCGCTGCTGTGCTTGGGATGGCAATACCCGCATTTGAAATTGCATTCGTTACCAAATGAAATTTCTATGTACTGCGGATTTACCGGAGCTAGAGGATTGGCTTTAATAGCTCCTAATCTTTGTTCTGTAAAGATACTGGCATTACGTTCGTGCCTGTCTGATATATATTCTTCGCCCAACGCTTCAATGTTCCAACAATAATTACATCCAGGAGGTTTTTCGCCTGCAATCATTTCAGCACGTTGGCTGATTTTTTCTTTGGTATTGTGCAATGCACTAGGATCAACAGCAATTTCATCTAGAGGAATTTTATGCGGAGCAGGATGGTAGCAACTGTGTGTTTCGCCTGTCTGTAAATAGATGGTTGTGTGATGCCATTTGGCTAGGCAAAATGTTGGAGAGATTTCATTCATTATAGGAATGAACTTTTGTATTCTACTTTTATCGTCCACGTAGTCGTTCCTTGACTCTAGAAAATTCAGTAGCCAGCCAATCAAAATCATTTATACATTTTAATGCCTCGATATTGTTCTGATTATTTTCACCATAATGCTTGCCACCCTCAGCTCCTAGAAATGCATAAAACCCAAAAGGCACACTTTCATTAAATTTGCACCATGCATCTAATCTCTGTTGTGTTTCTACATCGTCTTGACGGTCTATGGTTCTGCTGGCTAATTTGCAACATTCTCTGAACGCTGATTTCCAGGTATTGAACGGATCGGTATTAAATGCCGTGACGTTACTGATTTCTGGCATGGCCTTGAACCACTGGCTGATACTGGTGGTCATGTCTGGTCTAGATACATCCATAGTCTGCGTAAGTGTTTTTGGTAATAGCTTAACTCCGCCATATCCATATTGTAAATCATTTATAGGATTTATGCTGCGCCAAACATGCACACATTCTACATCTTCTTTGGGAACAACGTAATCAAAATTGAATGACTCAACTATTTCTGCATCGCCGTCTACTACCCAGAACATTTTAGTAAAAGATTTATTAGCAGCTGCGATGTGTGCTTGATGTATGCCTTTGACATTGTGAACTCGTTGAGACCTAGGAAATCTAGATTTTAATTTTGCAAAGTTAGAGTCTGCATTTGGTTCATTATAACTGATGAAAATAATATCGTACATTATTGTTTGAAATAAGTCAATCCTAAATTTATTGTTTCGTCGTATAGGTCTAAGGTGTATCTGCTTTGTTGTGCATCTAGCCAAGGCCAATCTAAGCCCAGCCTATGTTTAATTTTGAATCCCAGATCTTTTGCATCTTCTTCTACAGATGCATGATTAACACTTTGTTCGTAGATATTTCTCAGGATTTCAAAATCTCGTACCTGAATATAATCCCAGTCTGTGCAGTTAGTCATCCATGTTCCCATGCGTGAACCAAGAATAGCATATAACCCGTTGTCTTCGTGAGCCCCTACTGTGGACCACATTCGAAGTCTATGAATGTTATGCCACCAAATCCGTTCTTGGATTTCTTGTTGAGGGACACGCACTCCGTCTAGCAATGTCATCTTGACTCCTTCTCGGAATCCTGCTCGCCATGCTTGAAACGGTGAGCCTGTGATCACACTGTCACTATAGACTCGAGGAAAATTTCGATAACCATCTTCCCAACAAAAATCAACCTGGGCTCTATCACTGACTGCATTTTCATGTGTTCGCATATTCAGAACAAATTTCTTATTCCAAATTTTTATTCCGCCATTGCCATATCGTAGCCCGTTGATGCTATTACGTCCGCACCATCCATATACCTGTATCTTAGGATCTGTCATGTCAAGATCAAGATCAAAAAATTTAGGATCTACGATATTGTCTGCATCAATAGTGATAAACCAATCAGTTGATGACAATTCAGCCGCTGCCTTATGTGCGTGGTCGCTGCCTTTGATGCCATGCACACGTTTTGCCCAAGGAGCTTTGGTGCAGAGATCTGCATAGTGTAATTCAGCGTTTGGTTCGTCATAACTTAAAAAAACAATGTCAAATTCAACTATTTTCATCGATATTCAATCACATAATTTTTAAATAATCTTCTGGTATATACACTGAACTTAGGATAATTAAAATCTGTGATCAACTTGTATTTCCCTATAAGATCATTGATTGTAACAGTAACTACCTCAAAGAGCAAGTTCGGATCATTGTATTCAGTAATAAAAAATTGCATTTCGGTGTCGCCATCCCACACAATATTCCGTTTCTTTATTCCGGCTCTAGTTTTACGTGTTCCACCAAATTCAGTAGACATTTCAATTTTTAGGACCGAGAGTTTTGAGTCATACTTAATATAGATGTCTGGTTTTTTTATTTCAGAATCTTTCTTGGAAATAATTCTATGTAAAACATCATCTATTTTATATACACTTTTTATTTCTGCAACTTCCAAGGTATTAGAATTCATATCAACTACACAATTGTCAATTCTAATTTCTGCATTAATTATAGATTCCGCCAGTTCTTTGTCTACAGGAATCTTATGTTTTTGATCCTTGAAAGCATGACTAGGACCTACACTGATCACTTCGCCGGTATCAGGATTAAACACCGCTACAAACTTTACAGGTGATAATTTAAAATTTGTAAACCAGCTATCGAAATCTTCTATTTCTTCCATGTAATTTCCTCAAGAATATTAATCATCTCATCGTTGATTTTGTCTTTTTCAACATAATGAACAACGTCATACTGCTGATAGTTTCCTATTTTCAATTGCCCTTTTTTGTTGAGATAAAATCCCACATGATCACTCCAGCAATCAGCAGGCCATGGCCAATTCTGTATCATAGGTTTCATATGTACCACTCGAGGAAACTCTAGGGGATACGCAATATCATCAGCAATATCTAATATCTTGGCTGCTAATGCAAAAGCTTCATCTGTACCTAGAACACGAGGTTTGTATTCTGGCAAAAAGGCATTTGAGAATTCTATAGGATTTTTTATAATATCTCTTCCGAGATTGAAAAATTCTTTGGCTACTTTGCTGTCTTTTTTGAAAAAGGTGTATAAACTATAAAGATTAGGCAAATCATTCTTGATAAATGCTTTACGATAATGCCTATCTACCACAAGCTCACCTCTATAGGTGTAACTTTTATTAGCCACATATAATTCGCTGTGCTCGATGAAGTATTCAACCCAATGACTGTAATCACGCATGAACAATATATCTACATCTAGGCATACGGTATATTCGAATGGCGTAAGTTGATCCATCCATGATCTGCCATCCCAGAATGTCTCTTGACTCCATTCTATTACATGATCGAATACCCAACTGCTGTTTAGTTTCGAAAGTTTTTGTTTATTATCTATTACCAAGGCCACTTGATCAAATCCAGGTTTCTGGGTATTTTTTATGCTCAATGCCAATGCATAAGCCAACTTTAGATAATCTATAGTTTCATGTTCTGCAACTACAAGTAGATATCCAAACTTCATATCAGTTCCAACAATTTATCACTATGCCTTACTATACTCTGCTTATTCATTACATGTATATCAATATCCTGTATAGCAGCTGCACAATAATTCGCATCTAATTTTGGAGACACCAGCAAAGTTAGCCTGTTGGCATCTACTGAATGCAGTATATCCCTGTCTAGTAATGTTAAGACTGGCGGTAAGCATCCCATTGGCGACTGTTCAAATCCTTGTAATACATGCTTGACTACACTGAATGCAATATCATTTCTATATTGTTTTGAATCAAATCTATATGCGTCTGCGTAATATTGATAATTGTCTTTGACGTGACGCAACAGATCAAAAAACATTTTTGAAAATTGGTTTTTTGTAAACATCACCGTAGTGGCCCAATATAGTTTAACGCCCACGTCAGAAACATATCGATCATGGTACCCCATCCGTTGGTTATCGTAGATGTCGTTAATCGATTCTCCAATCATAACATCACTGTCTACATCCCAATATTCTGCCAATCTATTCGAAAATATAAGGAAATCTGCATCAATCAAAAGTGTTCGTTGATATGGAGTGATGTCGTAGGCTGAATTCCTATTTCCGTTGATAAATTGCACCACACTGCGTTCTGTACCATCATGCAATCCTCTAGAATTATTTGTTTCAGGCCTAGCGACTACAAAAATATGTTCAAAAATAGTTTGAGCGCGATCGTGAATTTTAGATTCTATCATCCAATCCATAGTGGCTTGATCAGTGACCAGCGACGCCGGTTGTCCGAGATATTTTTTAGCTAGCCCTCCAGAGATGATCGCCATTAATGCGTAATCGACGGTGCGATTATTATGAGCGTAGATTAATATACCTTTGGTCATTGTTCTAATAACTTTTCTACTGATCTACTTTTTTTAAGATTTTGATCTTGTTCAAAATATTCATTTGTAGCTTCAAAATATCTATTAAAACATTCATCTTTAAATGCTTCTAAATCCTCAATCAATATGGGATTTTCGTTTGTATCTAACAACACCACTCCATTGACTCTTCCTTTGGTCAACAGCATTTCTACAAAGGATAAAAGTGTTCTATCAATATGGAACAGCCCACCATTATAACCCAATGTCAATTTAGCCGCAATTTTTTCTTTGAGAATCTTACGTTGGATAGAAAAAGTCTGCCTGTAATTGGCAAATTCTAGAGCTTGTTTCAGTTGATCTTGCATGTATTTTTCCTCGATTATCTGCGCACTTTATTTAGTGGCTGATGAAATCACAGGAAAAATTATGGTGCTACGGCTGAGATAGTTACTATAGGAAGTGTTACTGAAAAATTACCTAGACTCAATGGTACTAGAATTCCGGTGGCATAAACTAGACTAACTGATACAGTAAATGTTCCGTCAACAGAATCCACGGTGTCTGGTACCGGATTAGAAGGATGCTGTCCGGGATCAACATAATTATCAACAAATTCTATGTGCCATTCCCCTTGTCTAGCTGTACCTGTGGAATTAGTGCCAAGGCTAGCATCCAAAGTTCTGGCATATATCTTATATGTGTTAGATCCATATGGGCTAGACCCGCTGAGGCTATACCATAATTGGCGACTGTTAGAACATCTATACCAATTTTGACCATCGTTAGGACTTACACCAGTGCCTGGATTATTACCACCAAATGTCTGTGTGCCTGCACTGGTCAGGATCGATGTCCATGTATTATTTTGACTGTTGCTGGTACCACCAGTTCGTGATGCTGTGAATCTAATCTGCCCGCCACTGTTCCAAAAATATCTAGCCTGGGCAGCATCGGGCCAAGTGGCAGTGACAGTACACTGTATAAGGCTGGTCCAATCTGTACCATATATTCCTGGCCAGGTAGTGCTAGAAGGTGCCGACGGAACATCTACAGCTGACTGACTCGCGGCTACTGTGAATCTATTTGAATTTATAGTGTTGGCAATGGCTGTGTATGAATCTATAGGAGCGGTAGAGGAATTGAATATCACGGTTCCGCCTTCTACTACTGTCACCGGCGTAGGTGCTGTGCCAAAAATGTGCGTCCACGCATTGATGATGTCATTGCGTAATTGAGTAATGTGCGTGACAGTTAGTCTAGTGCCCTCTGCAACCTCAGAACTGTTTAGTGCTTGTCCGTATCCAAACGGACCTGCACCTGTTCCTACAACATTGGCTACAGTGTTTCTGATAGAATTGTAGTCTGGTACACGGATTTTGTCATTTACGGCCATAATTGTCTTTTTGTATCAAGTATGCTATTTACAGAATCAACTGCCGCTGACGGCTGAAAGTGAATATGTAGGACTGGTAATAGTGAAAGAACCTGAAGGTTGTAAACTTCCTGCGGCTTTTAATTCACTAACTGCAATGGTTAATGTACCATTCACTGAATCCCCGGGCGGTTCTACGTTACCGGTTGCAACATCTGGATCTACGTAGCTATCTGCCAAGGTCACCCGCAGGAACAATTGAGTAGCAGTCCCAGTGTTGTTGTTAGCTACATCAGTTCTGGCTTCTAGAATATATGAATTATTAGAATATGGGCTGCTGGCAAAATTAGCGTAATAAGTTTGAAAAGTATTTGTCAACGTGTAATATGTTATAAGTGGGTCGGTGTCTGCACCGAAAGATCTTGTACCAATAGAATTTAATATATTCACCCAAGCTGTATACTGAGGAGTTACCGTACCTCCTGTAAGTGAAGTAGTAAATCTAATTTTACCGCCACTGTTAAAAAAATACCTAGCTTCATTACTGTCTGCGAATGTTAGGGTTAAAGTAGCCGAAAGACTGGTAGACCAAGGTGATGTGTAAGTTGCAGATCCCTTGGCAGTTATGACTGCCTGGCTTGTATCTAATCTAAATCTATTAGCAATCGCTGTTTCTAACAGCGAATCAAAATTGCTGTTAGGTGAGCCTGCTCCGTATCCTATAGGATCACCTACAGAAATTGAAGCTATATTAGGTAAAGTTCCGTCTTGGTGAAGTCGGATATTAATAATATCATATCTTAAAAGATCCCATTGGGCTTTCGTGATAGCATTGCCGGTGAATACATCTGCACTCTGTACAGTTTGACCGTATCCTCTGGTCTCTGATCCTGTGCCTAACAACGACTGTGCTTTGTCCTGTATAGTTACATATTGTGCAGCTAAGATCTGTGTTCCGGATGTCATGTTACAGCACCACTGCTTCTATCAATTTTACTGCATTGTCGTTGCTTGATTCCATAGCAACAGCAAATATATCTAATCTATCTTGGGCAACTTGGGCACAGCCTCGATCGCCAGCTACTAATCTATCTCCTTTGCGTACTGGTCCATTAACCTTGATTGGTACTCGACCTTTTAGTGCCACGTAAACTCCGCCTTCTAGCTCGCTGTTCATCATGTATGCTGGATTTTCGCTGATCACTCCTATGGCTAGTTCACCGTAGCTAGATGCAGTAACTTCAGCTGCACCTCCTATGACCATTACAGTGCCAACTTCATATTCTGTGTCAGCTAGATATTTCTCAGCAAGATCTGCATACCGTGCTGATGTAGCTGTTCCTTGGAACAGCACCGCTGAGATATTACCGCTAGCATCTCTTGCTGCAATGCTGTATGCGGTAGCAGTTAGTCTAGCTGTCCTATACTTGGTACTAGTCACCGCATCATTCCATGCAGGATCTACTACAGCATCAGTTTTATCAATGAATGTCTTGTCAGTCTTATCTGCGATACCTACAAATTGATTAGCCAGTATATTTCCTGAAGTATTTCTTACAGGTATAGTAGCTATTGCAGTAACTGGTACCGTAGCACTAGGATCCAAATCGTTCAATCTACTGGCATTAGTAGCTGCACTAGCTGTGCCGGTGACCGACCCCGTAAGTGTTCCTACGATATTAGCTCCTGCAAATCCAATCTGCTTAGTTGCAGCATTTATCATTACTGTGTTGTCTGAGGCCAGCACATTGCCTGTGTGTGCACCTAGTGAGTTTCCAGTAACATTTCCTACTAGATTACCGGTATGAACAGCAGCATATACATTACTCCAACGACTTCCGCTAGCCCCTAGTGCATAGGAATTGTCATTTCCGGGCACAACTCCTGTGCTGTTTATTACCGCGACGTCTCTCTCATCAGTGGTTTCAACTACAGTGATCCTAAATGTTATGGGGTTTCCCAGTCGATTTTCAACTATTACTTCGTCTCCACCTTCAACACGCAGTCTAAGATCATTGCCATCACCAACAGTAAACCCCGGATCAAAGAATTTTACCTCACCGGTAAATGAATTCTCACCTAATTTCAGATATTGATCTGCGGCAAATCCACCAAGACGAGCTGCATTGTTAGCTGTACCCCACATTACATAGTCATCAGTGCTGATTCCAGTCTGTGACTTAGCAAGGGTAAATCCTTTCTTTATGACTGTGAAATCATCTATGGCATTCTGAGCATTATCTAAAGTGAAAGCTGTCTTGCTGAAAATTCCTATGACCTTGTCATCTGCTATTATTTTTAGTATTGTGTGTGGTCCTACTGCTGTGCTAACCGTGCCTTTTACCACTGCTGCAGATACAATAGACGATCCTAGATCTGGACTGGTTTCTGGTCCTATCAGTGCGAAATCTGTGCCGGTCCATGCATACAGTTGTTTGGCTGCGGAATCCCACCAAAAATCACCTGTGCTTAATCCGCTGGGGGCAGTTGTGCTGACTTCTGCTCCCCCGGCCAATTTGAATCTTGAGCCGTCATAGAATTTTAATTTTTTATTAGCACTATCGAACCAGATTTGCCCTGTGATTACCTTAGGAGGTGCAGTGGTATTGGAAAAGTTTTCTAAAAGATGTAGAAAGTTTTCATTCTGTACTTCACCGTACCCCGCATAATTTTTACCTACGAATCTAAGATCCGAGGTGGTATCGATAGTACCGTCTTCTACAGATACAAAAAAAGCACCGTTAAATTTATCTACTTGATATGCCATTGATATACTCCGCTAGTCATTATTATTACTTATCAAACTATGCGAGCGGCTGCGGCTTGGCGCTGCTGCTCTAATTCCAGATATTCTGCGTCAGTAAGACTGGTAGCAACGTTCAGGGCTTTTTGCCTTATATGGCGCATGATTTTCCAATCTGTGGAGTTCAAAAACTCACGCTCTATACCGTTTAATCTGTCCTGCTCTCGTTGGTTGATCACCACTTGATCCACGGCCACTACAGTTCTAGAAGCTACATCGAATCGATGTGTCTGCGCCATGATTTGTGCGTGTTGCTCATCTGAGATAGTAACCACGGACACTGTGCTAGGAACCGCAGGTTCGTAACTCTGTATCGCTGTGATCTGATTGTTTTCTATACATACATAGTGCATGATTAACTCCAAATTACCAAATAGTTAGCTGCTGGTGTTGAACGCTGTTCTGTATTCTGCACCCAGACTCTGATCCTATCACCGAGGTATGAATATGTGCATCTGATACTGTCATTGCCATCTACCCCTCCAGCGTAATGAACCACATGTATAGATGGGATAAATGCCACTAGGTTCCCCATAGATTTGCCTGCAGGAGGGTACACATCAAAATAGTTGGCACCGTCGTTGAATGATCCTACCTGGTTGGTAAATCCTGCTATACTGTAACTCACTCCAGAGATAATGGTGTACTGAGGCAATCTACCATCGACATATGTTTTAGTAGCAGCATGATTGGCATTCACAGGAGCTCCGACTAGTGTCAGGTACCCGGTCATAGTGCTGCCTGCTAGAGCAACTTTGGTATTGTCTGTGGCAGTGATTGTTATGTCTTGTGTGCCGTTAAATGCCACTCCGTTTATATTTCTTGCTGTCTGTAGTTGGGTAGCTGATCCTGCATTTCCAGACACTGTACCAGTAACAGCACCTATTAAATTTGCAGTAATAGTGCCTGCGGCAAAATTACCACTGGCATCACGTGCTACCACTTTGCTAGCTGTGTTGGCTGAGGTAGCATCTACTGCAATTGTTGCATCAACTATACCATCATAACTGGCCACGGCACCACTGGTATTAGTATTGACTAACGTTAGAAATGCACCTCTGCGCAGTGGTTCTCTGCTAATTGAAGACCAAGTGATCGATCCCGCTTGTGCAGTTAACACATATCCTGCTGTACCAAGTCCCAACATTGATGTAGTACCGGCAGCAGTCTGGAATGGTATTGCCCCTGCACCACCACCTGCGATATTGGTAGCAGTGGTGGCTAGTGTAGCTGAAGAAGCGTTTCCTGCAAAAAGATTAGCGTGTATAGATCCCCACTTATAATTTTCGGCGCCGATCGACATATTTGGCTGCATTGGTAATATTGAATGAGGGCCACTACCTCCAACATTTAGTGCATTTTGTATATCGGTGCTAGCAAAAACGATACTAGGAGGAATGGCGTTCCCATCCACTTGCCAACGAACTAACAAACTAGTTAATGATTCAATCTTGGAAGTGGCATATGTTAAAGATGATCCGCCAAACCCACCAATTGGAAGATTTGTGGCTTCAGGTTTTAGAATAAGTTGGCCTGAACCAATTTCTATTCCGTTTTGACCTACAGATAAACTAGTCAGTGTTCCTACCTGCGCAAGACTAGATTGCGTTACTGTAGAATTTAAAGTATTGCCGGTCAGTGTGCCGGCTTCTGCTGTCACTGTGATATCGCTGGTGCCATTGAAATTCACACCATTGATCTGTCTTGGTGTGGCCAACTGTGTAGCGGAATTGGCGTTGCCTGTCAGCGTGGCTCCTACGAATGTGTTGGCCTGTACCACGTTAAATGTGCTGGTGCCAGAACTAGCTGTAACATTACCAGTAACGTTGCCGACAAGATCAGCTGAAATAGTACCTGCTGAAAATCCGCCTTCTGAATTTCTAGCTACTATTTTACCAATGACGTTTGAGGGAGTAGCATCAACACTCCAAACAATCTCTGTGCCACCGTCAAAATCAGCTCCCAAAATATACGTGCCTCGGACTAATTTATTAGTAGTGGAAGACTTAATCGTGACGTTTTGTTGACCGTCAAACGGCGTGCCGTTAATAGTCCTAGCGGTGCTGAGTCTATCTGAGCTACCGGCATTGCCTGTAATGTCGCCCTTGACTTTTGCGTTGGTTGAAAGATTGATACCTGCTATTAGTGTGTTTTCAAACCCCGGAACTGAATTAGAAGAATTTATAGTAAACGCTTGTGCTGTACATATAGCAAGGGCTGTTCCATTCGTTTCTAGAATTATAACAGGTCTAGGATCACCTAACGAATCGTCTAATGAAGTGGCCCTGGCCCTGGTTATTCCAAATCCTGCTACTGCTTCGGGACCAATAAAGGTCCATGCAGAGCCAGTGTAAATTTTCAGTTGATTGGCAGTGGTATCTAGCCACAGTGCGCCTGCGTTAGCATCAACAGGAGCAGTTGCACTTAACACCGCAGCACCTATGGGATTCCAATTTGCTCCATCATAGGCATAAGTTAAATTAGTAGTGGTGTTAAACCAAATCTGTCCCTGGAGCGGCCTCGACGGCGGTGCGTCGTTGGCAAAATTTTCTAATAGAAAAACAAAATTTTCATTCTGTGTTTCGCCATAGCCTACATAATTCCTACCAACTAGGCCCAGACTGGTGGTGGTGTCGATAGTTCCGTCTTCTAGAACTATTAACTGTGCCCCACTAAATTTATTTACTATATAGGCCATTTATGCCGCTCCTGTGTTCATTATGGTGGTAAAGTAGAATCTGTCTGCCAGGTCCATGCACCTGACACAATTTGGAAGGTTTTAATAATTCTAGTAGTAGAAACACTTGCTGCTGGAATAGTCGCTGTGGAAAAAGCAATACTGGTCACTGCTGCTGAACTGCTACCTGATAGATCAGTTAAGAACGGATTAGTGCTAACAGTGGCAAGTGGATTAATGGCCAATGAGGTGCTGGAAGGATTTATCAGAGTACACAATATCCTTGCATAAGTGCCACTTCTAAATTCCGCTACAGGTGCAAGATTGTTTAGCACATTAGAAATAATATATGCGTTAGACTTACCATCAGACAAATCCATACTGAATATCAAAGGCCTAGATTCTACAGTGCTGTCTACATATTCTTTAGTGGCTGCATCCTGTTGACTCACAGGATCCTGCATCCCGGTTATTCTTGGCGAGCCTATCAACGCAACGTTTCCTGTGCCGTCTGGTTCGAGTTCAATATCAAAGTTTGTTGATACCGTGCTGATCCTATGATTTTCTAATCGCATCTGCGTCACTGGCGGTATTCCAGGACCAACGTTGACTACGTTTTGAGTACCAAATGCAGTTACACCTGGAATACTAGTGATTGAACTTCCAAGACTGTTGCCATCTATGACCTTGACTCCGCCTATCTGTAACTGTTTGCCTGCTGCGAGATTTAGATCTTCACTGACGTCAAATACTCCAGTAGGAGGAGGCCCCTCGCTGGTAGACCTATATACTATTTCTTTATCGTAGGCAGACGAATCTGCACCAGTTGATCTAATTATTATACCAGCACCGGTAGCAGTGGTTTCACTGGGTGCTGCCACATTGGCCAATGTAAGTGTTTTATCTTCAATAGTTACATTGGCAGTATTGATAGTAGTAGTAGTTCCTTCAACTGTAAGGTCACCTGCTACCACCAAACTGCCACCAACGTTGACTGTGCTGTCGAGTTTTCCCGAATATATATCTACGATTCTTGAACTGGAATCTATTGCTACGGCAGTTTCTTGATCGATACCTTTTCTAACCTTTAGAAATAGATCTTTGTCGCTGGCGAAATTAGATACTTCTATATCCCCCGAGCTCACCAAGAGATTCATTTGATTACCTGATCCTATCACAAGACCTGCATCTACACCAATGGACACCTGTCCATTAAAAGTATTTGATGTGTCTCTTCGGGCATATGTGGTAGCTACTGCACCCCCTAGCTGTTCTGAGTTGGTACAGGTTATTCGGAACTTTATGTTAGCTAATGTACCTGCGTTAAAACCAGGTTCTATATTACCGCTAAATCCGATGATAGCAATTTTAGGTGTAAAACTGTCTTTGGCAAAAATTCCTAATAGTATACCGTTATTATAAAGATATGTTACAACTCTAGTTTGGTTCAAAGTGTCTAGGATGCTGTCAACTTCTAGTCCGCTTTTGCCCTGTGCTGTGGAATATGCGGGTCCGATCAATATAGGTTGTGTTCCATCGAAGAAATATAACTGTGCACCTACATCATCGAACCACAAATCACCTATGCTCAATGTATCAGGTTGTGTGCTTGAAACAGTGGCGGAACTCACTGGAATAAAAACAGATCCATTATATACCTTGAGTTTGTTTTCTGCATTATCAAACCAAACCTGTCCCTTGAGTGGGCGTAGGGGTGCTGTGGTGCTGGCAAAGTTTTCTAGAATTTTAACTAGATTTTCATTGAATGCTTCACCGAATCCACTGTAATTTTTGCCTATCAGAGTAAGGTCAGTGGATAATGTGTCTATCTGCCCATCGGCCACTGTGGCTACGATAGTTCCGTCAGTTTTGTTTATTTGATATGCCATTCTTGTTCTCTAATTAAAATAACGGTGGTCCAGATCTAATAATGTAATTAATTGTTAGAAATGGGTTCATAATACCTATCGGAGTACTCAACGTGGTCAGAGCTGGTTTTTTAATCCCTCCCGAATCTTTGAGATACTGTGCCTGTCCAGGTGCAGTTGGTCCTAGCCCTGTTACCGCTGCAGGATCAATAGTTGTGGTCACGGCTATAGCCGAATAATCTTGTGTACCGGAACTTAATGTATGACTATGCTCTGGTAAATTTGCTAGTGTGAGCGTTGCCGAACTTTGCCCTGCATCGCCACCAAGGGTAATAGCTTTAACGTCAGGCACACGCCCTGTTGTGCCGCCGCCGGCGTCTACAAATCCGCCTGTGACTATTGGTACTGTGCCGGCATTGTCCATGTTGTCCTTACCTAAGGCAAATCTTCCTCTAAGATCCGGCAGTCTAAAAGTGTTCACTCCGATCAACGCAGCTAATCCGTTATAGGTAGTGCCTATCACATCATATAACACTGAAAACTTTGTTCTTTCAACTTCCGATCCGTCGCAAAATAAAAATCCGTATGGCGCGGTTGCGCCGGCATAAGGAATGATTCCGCCGATTGGAATACCTAGATCTCCTACGAATGTGTCTCGAGTCTGTTTTAATAAACCCGATGATGCTAATGCCGCTTCACTGGCCCTATATGTAAGCACAAAATCAGTAGGCTTAGATACATTCGGAAAGGGTTGATCTTTACTGGCAATTATATTAGCGGTCAACGATGTATTGAATACCTTGGTGTAGCTTCCTACCTGCCCGTCAAATTGCACAGCTGGACTTATTACATCGCCTGCTAATTGAAAACTAGTGATGTTTGTAAGACTGGTAGCGGTGTTGGCATTACCGCTGATATTGCCAGACAAAATACCTTGTATATCGTCTGCTATGATTGTTTTGGCTCTGATGGTCTTCCAACGTTTAAGATTAGTGCCTAGATCATACAGTTCAGTGGTCTTTGGTTGTAGATTATTGACCTGTGATGTACCTGTGATATCAACTCCGTCACCCACTATGAGGTTTTTTGTAATAGCAGCACCACCAGCAGTTCTAAAACTTCCGTTGTTTAGATTAGTGCTGGCAGTATTGTTTGTTACGATGATCGAACCAGTGAGCGTTAGGCTGCCATCAATATCTAGAGCCTGGCTAGGAGTTGCTTGATTTATACCTACTCTGTTGTCCACCACTTTTAAAATGGTTGACGGAATACCGTCACGATTTGTTTGGATATCTATAGAACTACCAGCTGCACTGTTGTATATTTTAGCTGCTGTGGCTGTGGTGCCAATGTTAAAAGTACCATCAACTCCTACTGTAACGCCGTTGTTATTTCTTATGTTAAATGCAAAATCAGCGGTGTTAATAGTATCAGATCTCAAGAATTTTCCTGACTCTACTTCAATTCCTCCGACATTAAGTGCATTAGCACGAGTAGCTGTGCCAAATAATATCGGTTCGAATCCTCCAACGAATTCTGCTATCTCGGGCGCGGTGCTGGGATTAGATATATTGATACCGGATCGCACAATGTCGAAACCAGAGATGATAGTCTTAGGAGTAAAACTGTCCTTGCTAAAAATTATTACTGGTATATCTGCAATATAGAAAACCAAAATAAATCTATCTATGTTGTCGGAGTCTGCTACCTTTTCAACTACAGGTCCATATCTTAATCCGTCAACAGCACTTTCTGATGGTCCTACTAGAATCCAGCGTGACCCTGTGAAAATTCTCAACTGCTGGTTGGTAGTATCGACCCATAATTCTCCTACCTTACTGGCCGCTACTGACGGCTCACTTACACCTTTTTGTATACCTGAGGCTGCTTTCCATGCAGTATTATCCCATATTTGAAGAACCCCGTCAGTGCTGTTGTACCAAAGCTGTCCTTCTATAGGATTTATTGGTTCGTCAGCAGAAGCAAAATTTTCTAGAAGCGCCAGAAAGTTTTCTGCAATAATCTGTCCATATCCCGTGACGTTTCTACCTGGAAATGTTAGACTAGTATCAGTGCTGGAGGTATTATCAAACACCGTTATGGGTGTTTTATTTTCTTTATCTGTGAAATTAACTGAATATGGCATCTATTATACCTCTGTGAAACCAGTTAGACTCTGCACACGTATGGTGTAATCGATCTGTAGCAATCTGTTCAAGCTCTTTTGAACAGGATGAAACACTACATGTGTTAATAATTTACCGGTGCCGCTGGGACTGTAACTAACTAGTCCAAGTTCATCAAAAACGAAGTTTCCGTTCATATCTACTGAATTATCAAAGGCCTGTTGTTCCAGGGGTTCTCCGTAATCAAGCAAACAACTGATCAATATATCGCTATACGTAGCACCACTGATGTGTCTTACCTGCATGAGATTTCTAGCAGGATCGGCGTTTTCAATGGCATTTTGATCTACAACTTTCACATAGGTTTGATTGTACAGACTGGAGTTTACTCCTATAGTGTTAGGTGTTAGATATGTAATCAATCCTGTTGGATCTACAATTGTGCCACCAGATCCAAATGCCATTTGATAAACTGTGCCTTGTCCTTGATTGCTGAGACTCTGCACCATGGCCACACTCATGTTTTCATAGTGAATGGCATTGCGTTTATCAATAAACACTTCTTTGGTGCTAGGATCAAAGATCTTGATGTGCCCTTCAAAATGGAACCCGCCTGTTTCATTAGGTCGAGCCTGGGGGATCTCTGGGATTTTTGATTGATTTTCTGGCATTTTTTTCTCTGTTGAATTCATCATATATTTATCGAGGTAAACCCGTGGTCTTCTCCGCTATGAAACGGGCAATAGCAGTTGAATTATCTAGCAGTGTAATACCTCCAGATGCTGTGGCTTCTCCCCTATCATACCAAGTTCTTCCTGTTCTTTTGATTACTGTGATTCTTGTTCCCGCTGCTAACGGTACTGTCAGTCTAATATAGGCCGAGACTCCATCCACTGCAAATTCTGCTTCTAATTTTTCGTCGGCTGCTGGACTATAAGCTCCGTTGGCTTCTACCCATATATCTAAAGGATCTTTGCGCAGTCTGCGGCCCCCCGCGAACACTTCAATTTGATCGCAGGCTCCGTGAGTAACAGGCACGGTATCTCTGTACCATAAAGTTCTCGAACCTTGTGTAGGTACAAAATTCAAAGGTCCTATCAATAGAGAGCTGCCATCACTGACGAAATCAGTTCTATCTTGAGTTTCATTATAAGGCAATATTTCTTGGTAGCCAACATCCACAACCACAGAGCCTATTGAGTGTGTTTCTGCAATAGCTGTGCCTTGCGATCCTCTACGTAGCTGTGACAATACATTGCCAACCTTACTCATATATTCTATACGTTCTCCACCAACACTGATAATTCCTGGCACGTTTCTTGACACAATTGGGTCAGATAATGTTGAACTGTCGCTAACCGTGATAGAAGTATCATAGTAGTTTAGAACGGTAGTCAAATACGATTCACCTATAGAAAGTCTATTATAATGGTATACATTAAGCATATCTTTGTGAATTTCGAAGGCACTAGGTGATCTATAAATGTCTGATGAAAATAACACTATTTTAATCTGGTCGCTGAAGGTAGAATCTGTACCTAGATAAACCACATTTCGAGGAATGCTCACATAGTAATCTTGATCCTGAGTAAGTCGTATTCCATTTTTATATACCCAAACATAACTAGCAGATATAGGAGCTCGGGGTAATTGATACTGTACCTTGCCGCCAACGATTTCATCAGATATCATATCCAATGAAGCATATTCGCTGAACCATGTAACATTTATTTCTACATTATCTGTTTCGTTGGCAGTGATCATCTCGACACTGGAATCTATAACGAGATTAGATTCAACTATGGAATATTCTGCCCTTCGATTATTTTCGATCTTTATGTCGTCGCCCGCTGTGAGCACTGATGATGCTATAACCAATTCTTTCGTAGCACCGTTATAGGTATAATCTGTAATGAAAGTCTTTAACTGATTGTTTACGTATACTCTGATATTGCTTGGAAGAATCGCTCCAGATGCTTCTAAAGGATCCTGGCCTAGAATAAATGTGTTGTTGGTTCCATCATATTCAACATAAATTGTATCTGCACCTCTGAGATATCGACCATCTACTTCTACCAACATCGAATTAGGTGCTGATCCTCTAGATAATTCTACAAACCCTTCAAGATCAAAACTTCGTGTGCTGCCCTCAAAATATACCGTTTGGGTATTGACCTGCAACACAGCAACACCCGAACTATCTACATCAGCACTGGCTTCTAGACTGATTATTTTTATCACTGCGTCTGCTGGAGGAATTATACCAAATTCTACTAAAGTTTTTCCTGGCACATCAATAATTCCTGTGCTGTCTATAAAACCAACGTCAACAGGCTCGCCATTAACTGTGACAAAAATCAACGCTGTGTCTACATAGTTGGCATCCGTTAGGAATAAATTAGTAGCTCCGTCGGCTACAAACACATCCGAAGACAATATGCCTATTCCGCCTATGCCTATGGAAATAATTTCTATTACGGAATCGCTCACAGGTGCTGTGTTAAATTCTAACCTATTCTGTGATAGATCCAAGGTATAATCTGTGCCGATGTGTTTTTTAATTTTGTTTACATAAACAATTACCGAGTTATTTCCAACAACAGTTTGTCCGATGTTAAAATCAGTGTCAGTACCGTTGCTCCTAATAATCTTAGACTGTAACGCTGCTGATCCTGCAGGTGTTGATTGAAACACTTTGATAGACACACTGTCCATGACCTGACCGGGAACATTTTCTTCTGGAGCAGGCACATGGTCGGGTTCAATGAATTTGCCTCCAGTTATAGCTATTTCTTCTGCTGTGGTTCCTCTGGCAGTGACATACACACTGTCTATAGCAGACAATGTGCCGCCACTGAGTTTGGTATCTAATAGATTATCATCAGTAATAGTCACCGATCCATCACTTTCTATAGGACGGAAAATCAACGTGTCACCGTCTTGGGTTGAAATATAATCTCCAATTTCTACAACATTGTTGACGCCATCTCCCACGAATGTAGGCATTTCTGCGTTTGGATTTACTGTATTTGAGCTATCTAATGCGGGAGTCCAATGCGGATCATCTATCCTCGTAACCTGTGTCTCTCCTACACGTTTGATATAGATATTGATTTCTTGTCCTGCAGCAGGAACATACGGTAGTGTCACTGAATTAGTGCTACCATCGGTGACCACATAATAATCACTGTTGGTTTCAACACTGTCCCAATTGTCTGTGAACCACGGTAGTGCATCCCAGCCGCCTGTGACTTCAAATGTCGTACCTTGTATTTGCACCCCACCGAAATCTATTCCAGTCATTAATTGATTAAGTTCTTTACCAATCATACCGCTGGTAGGATTGTAGAATCTATCTATCCTGTTTACCGCAGACAATAATTCGATATTTTTTTCATAACTGACAATGATTATATCCCCTGCTAGAGGTGCGATATTAAATGTTATTTTTCCTCTCAACAATGCGTAACTATCGGTGGCCAGATAATATAGACTGACTGCATATTCGTTGGTCAATACCAATTGATTATTTTTAGTAATAATAATTTTAGTTTTGTCCCTAGTAGGAGCGTATCCCAGTTCAAACACTGCTGTTGTACCTGTGGCCGTAAATGTTTGATTTTGTGTGTATGATTGATAATCACCTATTTTGTTCACACGATCAAATTTCACTGTGAGGTCAAAAGTTCTAACCTTGGTATCTCCTAGTATTGCTGTGGCTTTGGCCTGCGTTCCGTCGTTGGAATTTCCTCCTACCAAAGTTACCGTGGGCCGCTGTGTATACCCGCTGCCTGAAGTCAACATTCTGATTCCAGACACTCTGCCGTTAGATATATAGGCCTGAGCCGTGGCTCCCGATCCGTTGCCTTCAATGACTACTCTGGGAACCGTGGTATATGTTGTACCCCTGTCATATAACAGAATATCAGTGATTGCGTATCCATTGTTATCTGTCCACCATTTCCAAGGATATTCTGTTAATTCTGTGCGTTCGAAAGTTATAGGAACTACTTTACCGTCTGGTATTGAATAATTAGGGGCAAGATCGAAATCTGCGATAGCTGACTGATAGGGATCTGGAGTGTCGTAACGACTCACATATTCTCTTACCGTGGTTCTAAAAGGTTTGACTTCATCTATGTATTGCTGATAACTTTCCAGATTATCATTTTTGTAATTTAATTTTTGTTCAAAACTGCCTACAGAGTGTGTGGCATTTAAGAAACTGGTTTTAAAAACCCAGTCAACGTACTGTTGTTCAGACAGAGCATAACGTATGCTAGAGAAAAATAACTTGTTCCATTCAACAGCGTAGTCAGCTCTAAAAATATCATCTTTAACAGCCTGTAAAATATTCCGTAATTCAATGGAATTCGAAATATCATAGGTAGTATTATCGAAACTCTGTGTGTTATCAAATCCTATGCCCGCTACAGTAGTATCATACAACGAAGATTTCAACTCAATCGTTCCGTTTTCTCTTGCGACTAATTTGAATCTGTCTGAAAAGGATGCTCCGGCGTCGTTGATTTTTTCAAAAATTGCCCATCCGCCAGCACCATATTCTTTGACTCTAATCAGGGAACCTAGTGATATTTGATATTGCTGTTCTTGAAACACGCTTAGGATTTCTATATCTATCTGAGAATCTTGATCGTATCCTGTGAGATACCAATCCACTGTGTTCCAATACTTGGTAGTATCATAGGCCTGAGATTGGCTGCGGAAAAATACCTTTCGAATATCGTCCCAGGCATAGATACTCCAGAAATTGTCTATGGTAGTATCATTGATAACTAAAACTGAAAAATTCCTTATCTTGGCCAACAGTGTTCGATATCTTTTACCTCTACTCTGTACTGTAACAGTGGCTATCCTTCCTTGATTATCTATAGTAACCGAAACTCTAGCACCTGATCCGTCTCCTTCTATTTCCACTGGCGGCACTACTCTATAACCGAATCCCGGTTCAACTATGTCAACAGTGTCAAGTTCGCCGTCTACTAAGTTGGCTCGTAAGACGGCCTGCTTGGTTCTCACTGTGCCTACAGTCTGAAGATCAATCTCTGTGTCCACTGTCACATCATACAGATTTAATATTTCTGCTGGTACTGGATCTTTGTCATTGAGATTGGTAAAATCTATGAGATCGGCAAATGGCTGAGTAATCAACACGTTGTTGATGTTCGTTATAGCCAATTTCAGTGCTGTTAACCTGTCAATAAACATGCTTTGACGAGGTCTATAGTTTATGCCGTATTTTTGTTTAGCAGGTAATTTTGTATCAGGTACCCTATTTCCCTGTATATCTGTGCCTACCAAACTGTCGATCCATTTATTTTCCAGCTGTGGGGTCGGTACACTGTCGGCGACAGATTCTGTCAATAATTGATATTCACTGTGTATAGGTTTCTGAGATTCTAAATCATTTTTATATTTGATATTGATCAATGCAGTGTCTGACGACATCACCGATTTTACATTGTATAAAACAAACTTATCGGTTGCTATCAGAGCTAGAAAAGCTGTACCGGTACCTACAGGATTCGCAATAATGTTGGCTACTTCAGCTGCCGACCGTGTTCTATCTGGCATATTCGCAGGCACCACGGTTTTATTTTCTACCCAATAAAAATAAACAGTTTCTTGTACCTGTCCTGTGGTTGGATTAAGAATTTGTTTTAGACTGTATGCATCGTTATTAGGATATAGAGGTTGTCCACTGATACCCACTGATAAGCCTTCGTTGGTGTCAGCTACTGCTGCCCACTCGTTGGGCAATAACACACTTCGTACCCATTCATACACAGCAATATCGCTGCCTTCGACCTGTTGATTCCAATTGCCTGTTCTAAAGGCAGCATCACCTTGTTCGGCATAGATCCATTTTGCAGCAGAGGTATTCCACCATAATTTTCCAACATTAGATTCATACCATGCTATCGCAGGATCTGTGACTACTTGATCATTGCCTATGGTATATACTGCTGGATCATACGGCGTCTTGAATTTAATTTCTTGTTCTGCTGAGTTAAGTATTTTCCCTTTGGCAGCATCTATGTAATCAAGATCTTGTATTTTAATGTTCTGCACATTGTCATAGAGTTCTATGCTTCTAATTTTTCTTATGTCTATCACAGGCTGTTGGGTGCTGACAATGTTCCAAGAACTTCGTGCAGGATCTTTCTTAAACAATCTAGCGTTACCTATGTATGGTCCCTCAAAGGCCACGACTCCTACATCATGCAATACCGGTAATCTGTAGTATGGGGAGCCCACAGCCACATAAGATCCCACACAGTCCACGCTAGAGCCAAATGCTTCATCAGGAGAAAAGACTTCCTGCAGTTTTTCAGTGAGGAAAAATATTTGATCTTTCTTGTCAAATATATAAACTCCGCCGGTGAAACCTTGGGCAGTGCTGAATCTAGTTGATCTTAGATCAAATGTGGTATCCTGTAGAATGTCAAATGTTATAGGAATACTGTTTGAAGCATTCTTTGCGCCCACAGCAATTTTTGCTGCATCGGGACTCACTGAAACTCCAAATCCAAAATACTCATTGGGATATGTCTCGAAACTTTCTAGACGCTGTTTTACTCTATATTCAGTGGTAGCATTATCTAATTCCAATACGTACACGCTGCCTTGGTCCTGATAGTTGATATCCGATTTAGGACTAGAAACAACCAAAGTGTTTCCAGTAAGATCCATGTCCATGGCAAATCCAAACTGATCTCCAGTGCTGATCACCAATCCAGAATCTATATCTGAAAATGAGCTAATAGATGCTGCATTGATCATTTGTTTCAGTTCATAGATATCACCTGCGGCGCGAGCATAGACAAAGACCTTGCCACTAGACTGGGTGGTGCTGTCTCCTACCACTTGCCAGTTGGCACTGTTTGATGGGTCTTCATTGTAGCTTCTATAAGTAGAATCTGCCCCGAGGAATGCATCACCAAGCCTGTAATATTGATAAGAATCCCCAGGAGCTGTTGGATCTTTGAATCTCACAACTTCACCTTCTACGTATTCTACATCGCCTCTCCATAGGCCTCGATAATTTACAAAATATTGACCGTCTGCTTCTGGAGCACCTATTACCAATATACTGCCGTCTCGATTCATGGCCATGCTGGAACCAAATTTATCACCCTGTTTGACCAACTCCGCCATCTGTGTGTCATTCAGCAGGCCTGTGATGGCGAATTCTAGTGTGCTGCCGTCATCTTCTACAGATAATGTAGTTGGCAAAGAACAGTTGGTGCTGATTTCACTGACCTTTAACCAACCTTGAGATTCTATAGTAATTGTGCTGCCGTCTGAGGTAGAATCTTCTAGATTCATCCATAGATTTCCCCTCACAGCCTCTGCTATGGGATCCTGCGCAGCCTGCCATACGATTTCCCCCGCTTTGTAAGATTCTTGGAAATCGTAAACGCCTTTGTACATGGGATTTTCTAAATGTCTCCATACTGTGCCATCGAACTTAAACAGGTATACACGGCCGGTGTTGTTATAGGCACCTGTGGCAGATACTGCCATGTAATACGAGTTGCCGCTGACAGATACAGTTATTTCGCTGCCGAATTTTTCATTGTCTACGGGCCTCGGACTAACGAACGCAGCGGAGTTTGAAAATCTTCCATTAGCGTAAGTATACACTGCTACCATGCCCTGTTGATACAACCCTGTGTTAACTCCAGATTCTAGGGCGGGTATGATCGTAGCTAATTCCCAATCATCTGTGTTTATCGCCAATTCACTGCTGCCATCACCCACCACAGTGTTGGCATTTTTAGCTCTGTATAGTCTACCACCATATATCACGATTTCATCTGGCTGATATAATTGATCTGTTCCCCACGGTCCTCGGAATGCGCTAGCCACACCGCTGGCCTCATCGGCACCGACGATCAGTATCTTACCGTCTGGGCTCAGAGACATAGCATTGCCAAAAGATCCTAATGCGTTGGAAAAGAATCCGTTAGGGGGTGAAACTATTTGTTTCAGCACCAACCCTGCAGAGCTTTCTGCGTAGACAGTTACAATACCAGAGCCAGGAATGCTGACTATCAGCTGTTTGTTAACTGTGTCATATATCACTTTCTTACCAGCATTTATGGGACTGGTCGTTGCATAATCTGTGATGGCGCTAGAGATATATTGCTTTTGTTTTTCTATGACTTCCCACAGATCATTACCGTTGTTGTCGATGAATAGTCTGGAGTTGTTGTAAAGCAGAGCCGACGTTCCTTGGTCTAGTACCTGGTAATCATTAAATCTGCTGTTGGTCAGTATCATTGGATTGACCACCGTGCTTTCATCTAATTCTGGATCTTGGATGTCGGCATCGACTTCGATATTGATAGTAGTGTTAGTCACTGACACTATTTTGAAAAAACCCTGTAGGTTGATGATATTTCTAAATCCTACATAGGTTTCAACTTCAAATGCATGTGGTCGATTAAAGGTCAGCACCACTGAGGTATCATCAAATCTTTCGAGTCCGGTCACAAACAACATGTCGGATTGATTAGCTCTCAGCACCGTCCATGAATCTCTATCGAATGTTATCCATATGTGATCGTTTTCTCGGATCGTGTTGATGTTCAGAGTGGTCAAATCCGCTCTAGTAGGTACTACATGCTCATATTGACCTTCATAGACATAACCTGCTGTTGCCGTGGGTTCTGTGTCTAAAGAAGTTGGAGTGATATCTGTGACATACGGAGTAGGACTGATCGTAAAATCATTCGCTGTGATTCTATAATTTTGGTCGGTAGCTTGAGTCGTTACCGCAGATTCAACGAGAAATAATTGTGGATTCAGTTGAAGTTTATTTTTTTCTATCTGAATTTCTATTTCTCTAAGTTGATCAGTGCCTCCCATGCGACCTACTAAAAAAGCCCATTCTTCGTTTAGAGCTACGCTATCCGTTCCTGATCTACTGAGCTTACCAAATATTTTTGTTATGGCATTAGCTGATCCTTTTTCACGAATAAACCCTTGATACAGTTGGAATTGACTTACTGGATCTTCGGCTAGATTATTCAAATAATCTCTCTGCTGATATCCTATGGTATGTCTTGCTAGTGCTCGTTGGCTCTGATTAGTGCCTTCGGAAGAAGTTTCGAAATAATCACTGAACTGTTTGATCTTGTAGTCAAAGTTAGGGATCAGTTGTTTTTGCGGTGTGGAATCTAATTTGGTCCAAAAAGAATCATTAAAGATTTCTGTGCCAATCTGATTTCTTAAACTGGTCCAGTTAAAACTTTTATATGAAACTATATCACCTAATCTGTAATCTGTGAACGGCTGCCAGGTCTGTATGTTTACGTTGTCAAACAAGAAACCCGGACTGGTATAATCGCCATCCCAATCTACTGTGCGGAATCCCTGTGCCTTGATTCGACCCTGTCGATATCCCGTGGTTTTATCATAGATGATATCATTGAATACTGTGCGATCATCAAACACTGTGACATGTTCTTTTAGTACATAATTTAATTTCAAGAAAAATATACCATCAGTGGTGTTGGTTGTTTCGACCGTGATATTTTGGAAACTACGATTGACATTTAAAAATCTTGGTTCTAAAGGCTTTCCATCACCTTTTAGTACCTGGTAATCATAGAACCCGTCCAGTATGTTATCTGCCACCCCCACAGGTACCACCACATCTACTTTTTGCGCCACCGGACTGATAGCGATCAACGAACCTTGTTCCCAGTTGTGCTTGGTCCAAAACATGAATTCTTTGGCACTGCTGAGCCAGTCTTGGCTGACCTGATTTTCAGGATCATATCTATCAAATCTAAATCCTAGACTTTTTAGATAGCTTTCATAACCTAATAGAAAATCTACTACCTGTTGTACGGTAGTAAACAGTGTGCCGTAACTGATACGTTTTACAGATAGAGTGTTGAATGTGCGGCGGCGCAGTGCTTCTACTGCACCAACTTTAGGAATGTCGCTGAGTTTTTGCCATGCCGTGGTATCGAAGGAATCTCCACTGTTGTGTGTGCGCAGTGCTCTATAGAAATCGTTAGAATATCTTACTATCGTACCGTTGTTATAATTTTTATCTGTGGTCCAGTCTAAGAATGTTTCGCTGACTCCACCTACGGATATAACCGGGTCTCTCTGGCTGGCCAATGCCTGATGATATTCAAAATAAGGATGTATGTCGTCGTAACCGGTGGCGATCCAGCCTCCTTCAGTCTTTTCAAATATCACTCCGCTGATGGCTACTGTGGCCACAGGAGCGCCTACATTGAAAATAATATCGTAATTTTCTGCAGGTACAAATATACTGCTGGTGGTGGCTGAGGGATTTTTTGAGTCTAGCAAGAATTTTTGCTGTTGTTGATCTACAAATCCGCTCATTCTAAAACTTAAGGCAACATCTAACCTGTTTATTTTTTCTAAAATGCTGTCTTGTGGAATTCCTCTAGATTTCACATAGGCCACAATATATTTCAACAGACCGATGTGTGAATCTGATAATGTGTCTGGAGCGATTTCATCGAGTGTGCTGAACAGAGATGTTGCATTATTCACTGTCTGGCCCAACAGATTTGTAGTGGTCCTAGAACGATCAAAGTTGTCTGTGATAAATTCAAAGGGTTTCATCAGACACATGGCCATGATCACTGCGAACGGCCATTCTGAACTGGATCTCCAGGCATGTTCTACTGGACTTATGTCGCCTAACACGAACGGTCCTCGATTGTTGATCAGTGAAAAATCCTGTGCTAGACTGCTGTCTAACGGGCTTAGTAACACACCATCACCATCCACAGGAATATGATTCAACAATCCCGGACGTTTGTATCTGTCATGGCGACCAGCTCTGGTTCCTTGTCTAATATGGCCATTCTCTAAATCTTCCCAGAGCAAAAGGTTGTTGCGTGTGTATGGGGCGGCACCGTACTGTGTTTGCCACCAAGCAGGTTCTTGGGAAAATCCCAGCATCTCCCAAGGACAGCGATGTGGACGATCTGTGTCATAGAACCATTTATATACTCCTCTCCAATAACCAGGCAAAGACTGTGTCTTGGTTGGATCCGACATTCTAGAATAGGTATAGGTAAAACTATTCTCACTATCAAAATACGTATTTAAGGTATAATTGATATTGGTGTTCTGTATCCATTTTAAAAATTCTTGATTTACAATATTATCCAGTTGCGGTTTGGTATAAAGTCCAACACCGTAGTAACCACCTAGGATAGCATCAATGTCAAAGATCTCAGGATTGTATTCCTGCTTGATGTTGTTGTAGATGCGATACTCTAGTTCTAGTAGCAGGTCATCTCTAAAATCTCCGTAAGCGGCGGTGATACTGCCATCGTGCCCCTGTATAACTTCACGAGGTTCCTGATAGGTATCATCCACAAATTTCATAGGAGTGTATTTTTTATACAGCCCCATACTGGTAGGAGTTGGCGGAACATGACTGGTTGCTGTGGTAATATATTCACGTATTTCTACCACATCATTTTCTTCGAGGGTCACAAGGAGCTGCACAAAACCAAATGTTGAATTGAACACGTAATCTCTGGCATTCAACAATTGACTGTCATTGAGATACACATACACCGCTCGTTTGCTGAGTATGTTTAGGTCAAACTTTTCACTAAGTGCAAATGTCGTTATTCCTATGTCTTCTACTCTATATGTGATAACTGTATAGGCACCCGCTCCTAGCATGTCACTGTCTGCAAAAGGACTTGCTGCTGTTTTATTTTTTGATAGACTGATAATTACATCGTCAACGAAATTCGGAACGCTGTCATTGTAGGCTATTTCTAATGCCCTGGCAGCAAAATTATTTTTGAAATCTGTATAGGCTTTTTTCGCGTACTGTATTGACTTAACCACATTGTGAGTCTTGTCACACAGCGTCATTATAGCCAATGGTGCGATTCCTGAATGTTTAAGGAATCGTTTAGCGTGTTTTTCGTATCCAGCAATATCTCTTAGGTTGCTTACTCCAGGGATAGTTCCGCTGAGTGCAGAATCAAATTCCACAGCCGAAATCACGTGATCCACTGCTTGACCTAGCGTGAAAGACATCAGTTGGGCATTCAACGGATTTTTTTCTAGTCCTGCAGGGATTTCATAATAGCCCTGATCTGGTTCTATATCTGTTATAATTTTCAGAGTCACTGTGTCTTTGGCAGACAGTGTGTACGGGAACACAAATGTATTCGCAGATCTAGCGTATGATCCTGTGTATTTTACTCCATTGATATAAACATTGATAATCGAATCAGTGGATAACAAGGACCAATCTATGGTGTTAAATGTCAGCGTATCAGTATCGCTAACTACCACTTGGCTGTCTATTATAGGTTGTATATATTCTGTACCTGCCAGTAACCAGCCGTTGTCAAAAACTGAATTTGGATTAAATTTAAAGTATCCGGTTGATATCTTCACGCTTTTAGGTATACGTGTTTCTGTGTAATCAGCAACATCTGTATCCCAGTCAAAATTAAATTCTATGTCGCCCACATTGTCAATGTTCAGGTAACTGATACTGAAACCTAATTCGGGATCTATCCTGCCTGAACCTGGTTTATAACTGATAATTTTTGTACCAGCAAACGTACTAGTAGTGTATTTTTCAATATCCCCAAAACTCACACCTGCCGAATCAAATGCATCGAACAACGGAGCCTGATTTACTGTGGTCTTTGTTTGACTAGGCACCCAGTCAGTGCCGTTGAAGTGAAACATTCTACCGCCATTCTTATTACCTCTACGTACCAATACTCCCTGACCCAATACACTGTCACTGTCTTCAGTTTCTACAAGATGTATTTGAGTGCTGTTGATGTGCCTAATAAACGTAACTTTATATATTTTGTTGTTGGTCAATCTATCAGTGTCGGCTGTGGCTAATATTCTGGCGCCTTCAAATAAGAATTCTCCATCGACGTTATAACCTGTGCTGCCTTCGATACGAGATAGTATATCAGTGGTGTAATCGTCTAGATAATCTACAGTCTGTTTGGCCACTGCACCGTGGTTGAATAGCTGTAGATTTGCTGAAAATTCTATAATAGGACGCTTGGCTCTAGTGGCTTCTTCAGCAGGAAAATCTTCGCCACGCAAATTATAAGCAGTTTCTAATACAGTTCTATGAAACCAACGATTATATCGTGACCAAGGATTGGAGTCAGTGCTGTCTCTAGCTATGGTCACATAGTCTTTGAAAGTAGGGTAGGCTGTAGCATCATCGAAAGGCTCGGTATCGAATCCTGCGTTGTCAAACAGCACTTCCGGTACTGTAGCGGTGAGTACTGGCACTATGAGATCAGAAAATTTTGTCAATGTTATTGCTTTTCCAACTCCCTCGACTAACCATGTTTCAGAAGAGTATTTCTCTGGGATAACAGTGCCTTGGAATTCAACAATCATTCCATTAGTAAATGTAATGCCGTTGCTGCTAACATATTCACTCTTGCCAACGATGTCTTTGTCTACATTTAGATAGGTGTTGGATTCAATATCAGCTATGACGAATCTACCAAAGGCATCAGGAGTGATCAATCCCTGATAATACAGTGTGTCTGGAGCATCATAGGGCACAGTGAAAGTCACCGTGCCATTTTCAATACCGTTGTTAATGACTCCTTTGTTATATTCCAGTGCTGCGCCGGATGCCGCTGGTTCGAGATATTCCCAATCTTCGCTGTCTAAACTAATAGAACTACCGTCTAATGGATTAATGTCACGACGAGCTCTGTATAATTTTGAATCTGATACTGCTAGATCTCCTGCACTGTAACCATAGCTAGGTTTGAATATTAAACTGCCTGTGTCATAATTGGTGCGGATACTGAATCCTTCGCCTGGCGCATTTACTTTGAATTTGTATGACTGTCCTCTATACAATGTTAGTGTGGGATTATTTGTGTAAGCATCAGGAGTGAACACAAAACTATTTGCAGTTGTGCTCAACACCACCTTATATGTGCTGCTGACTGTGGCACTTTGACCGTACACAGCGACACTAGGTGGACCGTTTGGTACCCAATAATATTCACGATAATTAACAAACTTATCCCAGGCTATGGGCGGATTCCAGGTATAGTGTTCCTGGCTAGTGATTTTGTCATCACGTTCATCTGTGTTGCCAAAGAATTTCAGTTGATTTTTGAAATCTATATAATCATAAAAATTTTCAATCTTGTCGTGATTTCGATAAATCACACCTGGTTCTAATTGATATGCACTTCTTAGTGTTGCATCTGTGTCCAGATATAAATCATTACCGTTATAAGTTTTACCAAATCTGCGACCAACATATCCTGTGATTTTATCTAATAATCCCGGCTGTATCAGTGGGTCTACTACTCCTGCAAGGAACTTATCGTTTGCCTCGGTTTGAAAAACTTTAGGCAGAAGTTCTACTGATTTTCTTATAGGTAGCTTGCTGAAGGGAAAAAATTTATCTGACATAGTTAATAGGTAGTAGATACCACACTGGTTATAGCAGAACCAATTTCAGCTGCTGTTATAGCCGTGACTATTTCAACATCTGTAACTGTAGCTCCACTGATTAGGATTTCATCTGATCTGCTCTGAATCTCGAACAGGCTTCCGAATGACTGACTGCTTTGTTTAGGACATATAACTATGTTGCTGATATCTGGTGAGGTGCTATTCAATATATAGGTAGTAAGTTCACTCATGTAGAACCTATCTCCAAAATCCCAGTTACTGATGTCGAAGAACGCATTTATTGCTGCTATGACTCGGACCTTTAAATCGTTATCATTGATGGACTGTCCGGGATTTTTAACCACTTTGAACGTGGCCTGTAGTTTAGGATCCGCTTTTGAACCAAACAGTACTTTGTATTTTACTGTGTGATAAATGATTTCGTCACTGATAGATTTAATGGCTGATAGATTAGCACCAAACGTGGTTCTTAAACTGTCTGTGCTAGGTGGTTCCGGAGCAGTCGCAGAGCCGCCTGCAAGATAAATCCTATATGATTCATCGTAGGATCTGGTCAATAAAAACACGTCGATGATATTGCTAGAGCTAGGATCTATTCTGCGATCCACACTGGCATTATGAATATACTGAAATTTTAGATTCCTTCGACCAATATTAGCTCTGTATGATCTATCGAGATCAAATGTATTGGTGCTTCGATTCACTGCTTTTACAGCATCCTCGTCAATGGTATAAAAATAAATCAACTGTCCGTCAGGATAGGTTGTTACATCAGTGAAATCAACTACAGATTCTTTTTCTCTGATCAATATCAGATCGTCTGAATTGTCTACCAACTGATAAATGGCGGTGCCATACTGATCCACAGTTTCTTTGAAGAACAAATAATTCAATGCGGTGTCTGCGCCGACTATCTGTTCAAATGAATCTGGATTATCTATGACTCCGTCATCGTCACTGTCTTTGAAACTTAATTTTATTTCGGTAGTGCTTTCATATCCGTCGTCAAATTTAATAGTGTCACTGATTTCAAATGCTACATCCTGCCGTAATTCCGAAATGAAACCACTGTCAGTGTTGATTCCAAGAACGTTGATCTGATCTTTGACCACAGCACCTAACTGGTCGTTATAACGTTTTTCATTGGTATCAAAATAAAATCGGTTCTGTGTCACACTGCCGAACACATAGCTTAGGCGTTTGATCCTTACATTATATCTGTCTGCTTCTTTGACAAAGGCCACAAGCCATGAACTATCTGCATTGGTATTAGTTACATCTCCTGATTTTCCTAGACTGAAATCACTGACTAAATTGATATTAGTAGCTGTGACGATCTTCCATGAGGATGTATCAGATTCGTATCTCAAACCAAAGTTTAAATTCTGCGCACACTGGTTTACTATTTCTGTTTCTAGTGCAGTATCTAGGTCGTTGACAAATCGCGGAACTATACGGTTGGCCACCGCACCTGTAGGTATGACATCGCTGAATGTGATTGCTCCTAGACCGCTGGTTAACACACCTCGGCCTGCATTTGTTCCATCGCCTACCACAGACACCACCTTGGTCCAAAGTCGATCACGCTGTTCTGGATCTTGAGCATCGATTGAGACCAATTTACCCTTTTTAAACGCCTGGCCAGCAGGTGCTGTGAATTTAATCAATGCTCCGCTGAGCAGATATTTCAAACTGGAAGTGCTGTATATGCCCACTTTTAACAGAGAATTATCTACCACGTTCTTGAAATAGCCTGTGGGGGTAGATGTGGTAACACTCTGCCACACTGTGTTGGTATCTGTGAATAGGATCCTATCAAATTTTGTAAAATAAAAATTATACACATCAGGATCTGTGAATTTTGGTTCTATGCTTTGTCGAATAAAATTAATAACATCAATCCTGCTGTCGAACCTAAAGCCCAGCGTTTCTTCACTTTCTTGTTTGTAGATGTATCCATCATCACAGAACACATTGATGCTGGAATATTTTCCGCTGGCATCTATGATGTCGAAGTTTCTACTGATACCACTAGATGTTCTATTGATTGATTTTATTTTAACTATGTTTTGACTGCTGCTCAATGGTGCTAGATTATAATCCTCAGCCGTGATCATGCGATTCTGTGTGTAGTAGACCGCAGGAGCATTGGTCCTTACTGAATCTATGCTTTCGGTGGCTGCTGAATTAGCCACAGTGGATTGTAGAGCTAGTCCTACTGTCAGCGTGTGCTCTACACCTGATTTATTGAAATAACTGATACCAATGTTTATACCTCTCAGTTCATTAGGACTGATGGTATATGATAATCCGTTACTGGTTCTATAAAATACCCTAAAGGATCCCTGTGGTAAATTACCATAGACTCCATCGGCGAACACCAGATCAACTGTGTCATTTTCTTTGGTATTGACTGCATATATGTTTCTTATATCTTGTTCTACACTGTTGTAGGCTATGTTGTTGCCTACTAATGTTGATACCTTGGTCCATTCTTCTAACTGTGCGCCTGCGCTGTTTAATGAAAACAACCAAATATCGTCGTTGTTGATGTCGGCAGCATCAATGGCTATTTTTTCATTAGGTGTCGGAACTCCTATGCCAAAATCAGCTAGAGCTAATGTGCCTTGTTTAAACATCAGGAAAAATCCTGTGTTAGGACTACCAGGACCTGTGCCGTCATTTCTATAAACAAATCCCAGTTGGTTACCGGGAACCGGAGGTTCTTCATAGATGTTTTCGCTGTTTTTAAATGCTGTAGAAACTAATTCAAACAGCATTCCTCTGGCTGCTACAGTTTTGCTGAAACTATAGATGGGCACATCTGTGCTGGTGGTTCTAAATCTATACTGTTCTGTGGGTATGCCTTGTATGGTAGCTGATCCTTGGCTGCGACCAAATTCTGTGTTATCTGCCATGGCAGAATTTAACACCAGAATGAATTGCTCAAGCCAATTAGTGTTAGTTGGATCATTCCAACTTACGATTTGTTGTGCGAGGTTTCGACCATTGCTGTCAATGATGTCCTCGGTGGTGGCCACACTGGTAAATTTCAATAGACCCGAAGCAGCTTGATTTCTCTTGGCATTGTAGCTCAACATGCGAGCTATACGCAACACGCTTTCTTTGGTTTCGGCCAGTTCGATAAAATTTTCTCTGCTGGCGAGGTCTATGCGGAACGCTAGGCTCTGTCCGAGAAATGCCACTGCATCGATTAAAGCTAGATATTCTGATGACTCAATGTAGTCGTTGAAATCTTCGGGATAATTTTCCCGCAGATAAGTGATAATAACCCTGCGCAGATTCTCAAAGTCATAGCTTTTGAAGTCGGCATTTCTAAATGTCTGATAGATTCTAGTCCAGTCTTGGTTTAGAATTAGATTATTTTGTCTGCTGGTTGTGGTCATTTCAAGTCCCTATGCCAATATTTATGTTGTAAAATAAACTGGTCATATTATCATATTAGTGGCTTTATCAAAATCAAAGGTCATTCTTTCATTAACGTTGAAAGGAATGTACACTATGTCAGCCTGTATGCGTATGCCCTGATCGGTGCTGTCCACTGTGACTGAATTCACTGAGATTCTTGGATCATAATTTATTATGGCTTCTACATCTTTGGCAATAATCTGTTTGACATCTTCCGTGAAATTTTCAAACAACATGTCCCAGATCACTGTGCCGAAATCTGGATTTTCTAGTTTCTCTCCCTTACGGATATAGAAATGATTGATTAGATCCTGCTTGACTAGATCAATGTCATAGAGTCTATAGTTTTTTGAGCTCTGTTGACTGCTGAAGCCTTTGTACAAGAACACACCTTGGCTTTCTGTTGTGACTGCTGTGGTGTTGGCCACCGATTTCTGATTGTATAGTTTTACCATTTTATACGTCCCTATCCGTGTTATCAGGTGTAAGCTGTGCAGGTGCTAGATGTTCATGCAGAGCCCACGGTTCATGCATGGGTATGCGTTTCATAAAGCTCTTTACAATGCCTGATTGATATCGCTTGTCCCAACCTGCCGAGGTACTGGTAGCAGGATTATCTCTGAGATCGTACGGTCTCACAAAGTCTGCTGTTACCGCAGTTTCTGCATTGTTAGGACCATTAAGATTGATTTTTGTGCCATTCATTTTTAGTTCTGATGTGGAACCTAGGCTGATATCACCGGTAGCAGATATTTTAAGTTCTGTGTTGGTAGCTATATCCATATCATTGTTAGCTGAAATCTTTAGTTTCGCGCCTACCAATACATCGTGATTGGCTCCTACTGTGAGCTTGGCATCGTTGTTGATCAAGAACTCCATGTCTGTGGCAATCTCTGCGTGCCATTTGCCCGACTCTGTTCGGAAATTCATGTTACGACCTGCTTCAAAATTTATATCTCTATCTGCACGTATGTTGAGATCGGTGCCGGTGTGTATGCTGACACTGTCTTGAGCATAGATATCTATCTTGCCATTGCTAGTGAGTTCTATCCAAGTAGTACCTCTTGCATTACCTATATAAATGAGATCTTCTGAATTGTGCATCAAAAGTTGATGCCCGGTTCGAGTACGCACTCTGAAATATTCATTGTAGGGCACTGTGGGTTCACTCTGTGAAATTCTTCTTTGAACTTCGGGATCTAATAGATCAACGTATTTTACAGGACCCTCGGCAGCTGTTTTTTCTCGGTGGAATCGATCATCACCGTCATCCATGACTAACTGTGTGCCGCCTAGTCTACTGATAGGCAATGGAGCAGACTTGCTGTCTTTTTTTCCTATCACTGCTTTTTTAGCATTGGTTCTGCGATCCACTGGCCCGGGTGTTGAGATACCAAACACCATGCCGGGCAATTCTCTTCTTGGAGACGAGGATGATGTGCCTCTGACATCATCTTCGAGAAGTCCTTGTTCTAAGAATCTATCAGCGATAGGATGCACGACTCGAGGAAATTTTTCCGGATCTACTTCAGGTTTTTCACCTATGATGCGTTTGTTTACTTCTGCCACAGGTAACGGCAGTTTAGTGTTTCCGTATCTAGTTTTATCTGTGGCATCTAGCGAGTTGATCTTAGATCCTGCTATGGCAGGGACCATGTTGTTGATGTTGCGACCGGGCACACAGGCAAACCAATAGCCCTGGCTGGGGTCACCATCCACAAACAACACCAGCACATTTACTCCAACATCTGGTGGCACGAACCACATGCCATAGCTTTTTTGTGTGTCGTTGAATCCCTCGATAGTAGAGTTTGTACCATCATTTTTGCCCATATACTCAAAACCCGTGTACCCAAAGAAAGGAGGAGCGTATTTGACTATGTGTAATTGACTGTCATCACCGGGATCGTTGGCTTGATCTTTTAACAGAGTAACTTCCAAAGATCCCATGAATGTAGGATCAAGGTGACTAATTACTCTCGCGAGATATACACCCTGTGTAAGGACACCTGATTTTCCTTCACCTTCTGCTGATGGTCTACCTAATTCTGACATTTGTTATCCTTGTCCTAGATCTCTGTAATATCTGAAACCCACTCTAGTCGGTGCTTGATTAGAAGTTGTTCTAGTTGTGGGCGTGCTGTTGTTATTTGCAGTGGTGCTGTTGTTTACTATTTGTGTTGCTGGTGCCGTATCACCTATGGGGCTGGTTTTTGGAGCTTCCTGCTCTTTGACGTCTACAGCCTGTGCGTCCACCGGAGTCACAGTGCCTGTCTTATCTTCTTCAGTGACTTCTGGCCCTTGGGGTCCTGGCATTCTTAGGCATTTGAGTTTTTGTTTCCATTGCCCATCTGTGAAGGTATTTTCACAGGCTACTACTCTGTATATACCGCCGAAGGGGCTCTCTTTTCCTTCGTCTGAAAATTTATATAGTCCTTCTGTTTCGTCAATGTCAAGAGGTGTCTTAAATGTTAGATAGATATAGACATTGCCGCTTTCATAGTTCATAGTCCCGTCGTTGGTTATTTGACTGGTCGGTGACGGTGCTTCTGCAAAATAGTTGGCTATTCCGCTGTCTACCAGCCAATAGGGATCTCCCATTATTTCTAGATTAACAGAAATTAGATCGGCACTGTTACCGCTGAGGAACGCCTGTTGCATGGTTTCTGCTACGTTTTGTTCTACTGACTTAGTACCCGATCCTCCTTTGTATCCCTTCAACAATCTAGGATCTCGTTTTGGCCTGGCTCTGCCTAGTTGTGCAGCTTGAGAAGCAGGTGCTTGACCTTTACCTGTTCCGGTAGTAGGATTTAATACCTCTGCAGATGTTTGATCATTGTTGCTGGTCTTTGATGCATCTTTTTCAGATGAGGGATTGGCCCCTGTATAAAATAAATTATTAATTTCTATGTCGAATCTTATTACGTCAACATTCTGACCTGTATAGATATATTGATATTCTTTGACCACTGATTTCATCAGTTCATGATATCCCACAGGGGCTGCATTGACATTTGAAAAAATTGATTGGTGGATATAATACGGAACAACACGATATGTAATTTTTTTCGCAAAGTCTCCTGTTAGAGTATCTAGTTCCAGGAGTTCAATCTGTGCATCTAGCTTAAACCATTTAATAAATCCTTCTGGAGTGACTTTATCATTGATAGCACTGTAGGCATACTTTGAACTCAACACAACTTGATTTATAATAGCAGTCAGTGATTGCCCCTGACCGAACTGGAATGCTCGAAGCTTGGGATCTATGGTCATTCCCTCCCGTTTCACTATGCCTGTTTTTTCATCTATAGTATCTCCGGCACGCTTAAAGGTGTTTGCCCCACCTTTGAGTTGATCAAATCCAAGATCTGAAATACCTATTTCATTCATTGGCAACAGGGCTTGGGGCACAGCTTTTGTTGCACTTCCAATTACAATAGACGGAGGCTGTGAATTAGGGTCGACTGTGGCTGATTTTATTTGTTCCTTGTTACCTCCGGAAGAATACCAATCGCTGCTAGTTTTTGGAAACTGTATGACATATACATCGGTTTCTGTGATCTTTTTTTCGGCTTTTAGTTTTTCTTCATTTCTGTTCAGCACTGCGGTTAGACCGTCTGCGCTGGTTTGCAACACTTCTGCTACTACTCCTAGGCTTTTAGAGTCACCGGCAATTTTCAAATCGTTGTATGTGACATTTATAGCATCTGAAAATGCCTGATGATTGTAAGGAATGCCTTCTACCTTGTAATTAGAACCAGCTTCGGTCACGGTAAATTTCATTGACACTAGTTTCAAGACAAAAAACTTAGGCTTGATTGAGCTTATAGCGACTCCGAGTTCATCAAATCCCTGTATATCCATTCTCAGTACATAAGGACAATTATCTAGATAACTGAGATATCCTGCATTTATAGCCGCAGCCTGCATGCTCTGTAACAACAGACCCATAGACTGCGGTTCTACGATATCAAATGTAAATTTAATAGCATTACTGTTACCGGTCTTTTCGTTAGCACCAATTATGCTGTTCATTACAAAATTGTTTATGAAATATTCCGGAGCTCCAAATAACGTATTAACCCGTTGATTATCAAATCTGCCGCCGGAGCTAAACACAACATTTTGTAATTCCTGCGGACTGTTTCTATATGATGCAGGATTGTTGAATTGCGCTGGTGTCAATGCTGCCAACGTCCATAGGATCGTGCTGGTGGCAAAGTCTTCCATGGGATTACGAGTCAGTGCTGGTAATTTTTTTGATACTGCTGAGGATACTTTTTTAGGATCAACTGCTACTTTGCTTACACCGTCTTTAATCGGATCAGTGGCTCTAGCGACTTCTGCTTCGGTAGTACGAAAGGCCACACCTACATTATATCCCGCAGCAGTGTCAAAAGGTATGACCGGTGTGCCGTCTGGCTTCTTAAGTTCTGATATCCTTCCTAGTTCTCTAAAAGCCATTTCACACTCCTAGAAACTTTGATAGATTGCTTTTCTTAGGTAGGTATATAGCAGTGCCTGGACTAAAATCATAGATAGGATCTTTCAATACCGTCATATTACGCTGCACAAATACCCACCATAATTTCGCATTGCCATAGAGATCATAGGCTAACAGGTCTGGTCTATTACGATATTGATTTTCTATAACATATCTTACATCGTCTGCTTCGGCCGGGACTGGACGTATATCTAACAGCTCTAGATACAGATTGTTCTGTTGTGTGTTGGCCCACGGACTTGCTTTCGTATATTTTGCCATTAGATGTATCCTACCTGACCGGTGGCTTCAGCTAGACTGCCCCGTGAATAGTCTTGCAGACTGAATTTACGCATTCTAGCTCTGGTGTAGACTGGTGACACAGTTATCGAAACTGTGCTGAGCACCGGCACCCATGTTGTAGATCCAAACGATTCGCATTTTACATAGTTGACATCATCTTTAAGATCCACTGAAAAACTTTTTATGATCACTGGAACATTGTCAAACACACTGGCTCCATATCCTTTGAGGATGCAGATTATTGGAGGATTGCCTGCCAACTCACCCTGACCAAAAAACATCTTGGTGGCTGTCTTGAAGAAGGTGGTGGCAGCGATCCAATATTCTGCGTCACTTTCAGTTTCACAACTAAACTCCCCGGAAATCTGTATGTCGTCCACTGAGCTGCCTTTGTAGGCGTAGTTGGTATAGTTGTTGTGTACCGTGTTGATCGAAGTGTATTCTGCCTTGGTGGCCACAGTGATGCTGGGTAGGTATGGCCATACCACTCCGCCAGTGAGTTTCAGTCTTTCGAAAATAGGGCTGTCAAAAATATTCCATTGGCAATCTATTCTCACACGCCAATCATTTTTAGAACTTACATCTAATTTTATCGGTTCGCCGTTCTTGCTGAACGCCTCTGCTCCCTTTGGCAGATTTGCAGCACGTTTCAGACTAAGTATATTGTTAAGCATACCGGCAGCTGAGCTTACCTGTCCTGCGACTTTCATCAACCCGCCAGCAAGACTGCCGCCTGTTAATTTGTTTATGGTACCGGAGATATCTGCTGCAATGTTACTGGTCGATCCTGCCACAGTACGTAAAGAATCCACAGCACTGCCAAATTTACTTCTGGCAGCATCAGCGAATCCTCCCATGCCGGTAGTTGCTCCTCCAGCGCCTGTTGCTGCTGCTAGCGGACTGGTTCCTCTTAGGGCATTATTGGCTAATGCTGTAGACTGGCTAAAGGCTGCATTGACATTTCCGGTGGATCCGTTGAGGCCTGACCCAAGTTCTCCTGATGCTCTGGAAATCTTTGAATCTAATTCGGCCTTGGCCTGTGTGAACTCTCCAGGCAAGGTAGCTGCATCAGCTTCTTGTGTTTTTTGGATGCTGTCTGAAAAGGATGCCACTAGGCTGGCAAACGGATTGATCGGCGGTCCGCTGGAACTGTTACTGAATCCAAATGATGCGGTCAATGATTCGTTGAGTTTACGATTGTTGGCCACTTGCTCTGCAGTGATGCCCTCGGGATCTCCGCTGGCAGCATTTATTCTTGCGGCTTCCTCTGCAGGTGTTTCAGGATAGGTTTTTCTCGCCATTTTGAACAGATTTCCTTGTTATAGACTATTTATTATTAGAAAAATGTGCTATTATAT